GTTGGCAGATTCTTTTGGCGTAACAGTTCAAGCAATATATGCAATTACAAGCAATAGAAATTGGAAAGATGCATAAAAAAAGAGCTACTTATTAGGTAGCTCAAAGTGGCAACGGCAATCAGACAAGTCCTCGGATTAACCTTTTAATCGGTTTACCCCAAGAATTGTTTGATCCCCATGAGATGGTGGCGGCATCAGAGGCAAATGTCAACACAAAAGCATCAGCCATGTCAGGAGACTTTAATCCTCTCCGTCTAATATCATCCTTGGACTCAATCTTGATCTTGCCATTAGAGGTAAATGTGTACCGAACTGTCGCCAGTTCTCCGATTAAATCCTCGTTATTAGGGATCTTGCAGTCTCTTTTCTCTAGCCAAGCCTTGGCTTTATGCCACAACTCCGCTCTTAGATTCAGATAAGTACCACCCATTGCAGGACTCTCAGAGACGTTAATCCCCCTAGCGGGAAGCTTTAATTCTCTGAGTCGGTCAACAACACCTGCTCCCAGACCAATTGAGTCAACCAGAATCTCAGCAGGTCTATTCTTATGGTCACAGGCCTCGTACTGAGCAACCACAGCACCTGTTAACTGCATCAGGTCTAGATTCCTCCACCGCTCTAGGGTCTGGACTACGTTAGATTGACGCTTACACAAAACTGACGAGTCCGAACCAAAACGGGCTACGTCTAGTCCCCAGACTATAGGAGCGTCCTCATAGGCTCTGGTGTCTCGATGTTTAGCAGATTCAAGTAGTTCCATAGGAATGATGGTGTCATCATCACTACGTGGGAACTCGCCTAGAACACGAATCCGATAAGCGTTAGATTCCTCGCCATAGCGGGATTTCATGTCCTGAACATACTCTTTACTGACACGGGTAGAGTCTAGACAGGATACTCGTCTAGTCCACCATTCGTCTTTCAGTCGGTTGTGCGTCTCAAAGAAGAAGCCAGAAGACCTCACAGGGTTACCCAAAAGGATGGTCAAAGCGTTATGTCCAGACATAGAACCAGCAGCGGCCTCAAACACTGCTTCAGGAACACCAGAAGCCTCATCTGCTACCAACATGACGTTATCAGAGTGAACACCTTGTAGAGCCTCTGGTTGTTCAGCACGAGATGTTCTAGCGGAGATGAACGCCTCAGTAGCGGAAGCCTTAAGTTCTATCCTCTCTTGTTTGACATCAAGTAGCTCTTGGATAGGTTGGGGTAGTTCTTTGACCCATCTCTTTAGTTCAGCAAACAAAGCATCATAAAGTTGGGCAGAAGTAGGGGCAGTCACCACTACTTTGACGGGATATCTTGTTAAAAGAAACCACAACATAGCCCAAGAAGCGGTAGTTGACTTACCAACCCCGTGACCAGACCGAATTGAGATCTTCCGCTCACCAGAGGCCACAGCGTTCAAAAAGTCTTGCTGCCACTCATCAGGCTCTACTCCAAGTACTTCTTTGACGAAAAGAACAGGATCAACCCTGTAAAGAGTTATGAACTGGATAAAGGGGTTATTCATTGTTTTCCAAGGTTACAGGCTCTACCTTACCCATGTGCTTTAAAGCTTGGAGGTGGAGGTCACCCAAAGAGATATTCACTTGGGTTTTAGCAGTGTCTCCATAGTTCTCAGGATCTAGCTTAGAGGCCATCCACTTACGGGTATCGACCTGGAGTCGAGCCTTATTCACACCACTATTGGATGTCTCATCAGCCTCATCTGCAATCTCTAGAGCCTCCTCCGCTAACTTCTCAGCCTTTAGCTTACGAGCCTTTAGGACCGCATCTCTACGCTCATCAGTATGGTTTATCCAGAAAGACAACATAGGTCTAGAACACTCTATGAACTCAGCCAAGCGTCCTATCGTCATTCCTTGGCTTATGTGTGCCGTGACGAACTCTATCCCTCCCAGACTCTCTATCTTCTTCTCCAACGCTCTCCTCATAGGAAATCCTGCCATATCTTCTCCTTGATTTAATGTCTACAAATTCTAAACTATAAAAAAATTTTTTGGAGGGTTCTTTTGTTGTTGGGGGAGGGGTAGGGGGGTCTTAGCTTTAATTGATAGGGGGATATGTGATTTGATATGTGTTTATGTCCCCTGCCACAGCGCCCCCTCCATTTATCGATAGGGGGGGGTAAACCCTACGTTAGTGAGTGCTCACTTCGCCAAATGTTAGTGAGTGCCAACTAACTTAGACCAGGTTAGTAAGTGCTAACTAACTTATGAATGCGAATGAGTCTCATTTACAAAGGTTATGCAAGAAATGCATAGTTTGTCTCATGGGCGCAAAGGATGTGGATAGATGGATGTCTAAGGAGCTTCTATATGTTTCCCTTAGTCTATGTCCATCCTTACCCCATCTCTTGTCCTAGCCCTTATCTACCCTATAGGATCTCCTTATCTATCCCTTACTTGTCTAGCTGCCCTTGTAATGGGTTGACCCTTTCTTTTCTTTTCTAATTGTAGCTACAAAATCAAACTGAATACTCAGGTTTTAAGGGTTTTTACTTACAGGGTTTTGGAGCAGTCAATAGAATCAACAACTTACAAGAGTTGGCACGATTCTTCCGTGCTATATATGTGAGAGGGTAGATTTTTAGCCTCTCTATCATCAACTCAATAGGCGTACACAATGACAAAATCTGAATCTAAAGAAGTGGCAAAGTCCATTCAATATAGTGAAGCTGGTCTAGGCAAAGATTATCTCGCTAGATCCCTATCTACCCTCATTCGTTCGGCTAGATCTTCCAAGTCCCAAAATGAAATCATGGCTATTGCCATTGAGCATGGTGTGACTACAAACCCCGAATTCATTGTTTAACTACATAAGGATTCACATGGCTAACTACTCTTGGAAATATTTGGTTTGCTCAATGGCTATCACCGATCTTGCTGACCTTGAAATGAATGGATCAATCCCTGATGATTGGAAATTTACACTTTATAAAGGGAAGACCTTTTATGACGAGGTTGGATCGGCATGGCGTGAGAGGTCCGAAAAAACAGTTTATTTGTCCAATAAAAATGCACCCTCTTCTAAACAAAGATGGTTTCACCCTGATACAACAATTGACATTTGGAAAGTCCAACAATGAACGATAACCATAAAGACATCCTAGCCGCCATCCTGATTGGCTTAACCCTTTGCGCGGGTTTATTGGCTTACTTTGACATCCTCACAAAATAATCTTTTTCTTTTCTTTTTAAAGGCGTAAATCATGGAAAAATTAACCATCACTATCCAAATAGACAAAGCATATGGAGGATTTCTTTTCTATCCAATATGCGACAAGGCTAAAACCTTTGCAAAGCTAACCAAAACTAAAACCCTTTCTTATGATGCTATTAAGCAAATTAAGGGGTTAGGTTATGAAGTAGTTTCTAAAGATCTGAGTTATGAAGTGGAGGCAATATGATTAAAGCAAAAGCAAAAGATAAAAGACATCCAAAGATTATTAATGAATGGATGGTCTATGAGGGTTTAAATGATATTAATTCAGTATTTGGAGCATTAACTACATTTGAAGCATATTTGAAAAGTACTGAATTTAACACCTATCACGCACAAATGGCAATTGATTGTTTGCGCTCTACTTTATGCACTGGCACGATGGCAATTGAAAATTGGTGTGAGTTAGAAGAAGAGGTGAAACCATGAAAACCCCAAAAATTTATAATGTGCCTTATTTCCAATTTGGCTATGTTCGCACTCAAAAAGATATGTATGGCACGATGTACCCATTTCAATCCCATTGGTTCGTGCAATATCTTGGTAATGGTCAAAGCGCAAGGTTTGATACTAAAGCCGAATGTTTGGCATGGATTAAAGAATGGGATGAAATCGGAGAGGTGAATAAAAATGTATAAAGCAAAATTAGATTCTTGGAATTTCTGTTTTGAGGCTTATCATGAAAAGGAGATTCTCGCCATTGAGCATTTAAAGCTTGGATTAAATAATCATGCAAAACAATATAATCTTTTGCCTGACTGGTGGCATGATTTTGCGGGTGATATTTACACGGTGCAAATCCACTTAGGAACACCATCATTTAACTCATGTTATCGAGACAATGAGTTAATAAAGTCAAAGTAAACAATTTAATAAAAGGCGTGAATATGAAAATCAAAGAGCAAAAGAATGGCAATTACACTACGTTCGAGCGCACATTTCCTAGTGGCTATTACGTTGTGAAGCTTTACAAACGAGGCGAGCTGATCGATAAGGTCATGACCGATACTTATAGGGCAGCTAGTGACTATTTCAAGTCTTTTAACCTTATCGCCAAGAATTTTTAAAGGGTGTCAAAATGAAATATTTAATTGAATATAACAATATCCCAACTCGCATCAACCCCACTAGAACAATTGAGACCGATAACCTAGAGTTATTTGTTCATGTTACTGATGATAATCGTTTGTACTTTACCGATTATGCTAAACGATTAAATAACATTAATGAAAATTCCGCAATTATTGAACGCATATACCAAGAAAATAATCAAGCCAATGAACTAAATGTTTTATATAAACGTGGAAAGCATTTTAGTTCTAGATTATCAGATATGGTGAAAGCTGCCCCCAAGGAAATTTTTGTTTAATCTTTTTATATAGGTGTTAATATGAAACAATCAATTAATTGTCACGAGTTTATAAATGCATTTGATAAATTGCGTCCTGATAACTTTTCAAGAGATGCATTAATTATGATGTTTGAATATTTTGAAGAATATGAAAGAGATATTGGAGTTGAAATTGAATTTGACCCAATTGCTATTTGTTGTGAATATGTAGAGCAATATCCACATGAAATTGTGCATGGTTATAGTCTTGAAAAAGATATTGATGGCTTAACTGATGAGGAGATTAAAAAATTTCTTTCGGAATATATTGAGGAGAGCGCAATATTTATTGGCATTACCGATTCAGGTAGTTTTGTCTATCAACAATTTTAAAGGAGTTAACAAATGAAGACCTGGCATTACATGACCGAAGAAGAAGTCAACAACCTAGTCAAGGAATCCATAGATGTCGCTTGTAAGCACATTCAAGATGTCATTGGGGTAGAGCATAGAGATCTTGGGAAATGGTATTTCAAGGGCAGCTCTATTGAAAATTTTGAGAGTGTTCTATGGAATTACATCATTATGGAATTGAAGATAAAAAATCTGGAATCCCATCAACATCTAGAAAGTAAATAAAATGGAACACAATGGAATCGGAAAAATGAAAGGGGCTATTGGCGTGATCCTCTTGGATGCATCAGATCTTTATGAGGTCATTGGCGAAGAAAATTGTGCATATTGGGTTCAGTCTTTGGAAGATCCTGATTCAAAGCCTTTATGCATCTCACCCTCTCAGTTTTGGCAATTGTTGCCCTCGCTCTAACTAGGTGATCCACAAAAAGGGGTTTTTAGCCCCTTTTTTTGGGTTTTTTTAATGAAGTGAGTGCTTACATCATGGAATCGTTGATTTAAGCCATTTTTCCTAGTTGATGCATACCTACCATAGTGAGTCGTAAAAGTAGGCTTAAAAAGCCTTTTAAACAGGTTTAAATCGGGTTTTAAAGCTTGTCTCAGGCAGTGCTTTTAGCTGCTAAGTAAGTAAGTGCTAACTGACCTGGTTTGCGAAGTGAGTGCTAACTAACGTGTTTTGCGAAGTGAGTGCTTACTAACGCAGGGTTTTCCCCTAGAAAAGTGAGTTTTTGGAAAAAATCCCATTTACTTTTTAGGGGACAAAGTTAACCAATTTTTGAAAATTGAAACTTTTTGAAACTTTTGAAATTAAAAAGCATTTTCATTTTCAGATTTGTTTTCAAATAATCTCTTAATAGTAATATTTAGAGCGTCAATCTCGTCCATTTTCTTAATATGCCACATTCTTTTTTGACCATGCCATCCTAAAATAGAATTAGTATGGCAGTCTGGACATAATGCTATACAGGTATATTGAAGACCTTGCTTGTAATGATGGGCTTCTGATGGTCCTGATTTATCACATACTGAACAGGGAAGCATCTTTACTCTGGCAAGATGTAGTCTTTCCTTTGCGTTCAGCTTGTTGTTCATTGGGTTGCCCTGACTTCCATTCTTGCTGAGTACTGGTTGGTTCTCCACACTTCTACCCTTGCTTGGGCAGCGGTCATCAACCACCGATACTTCTCTTCTTTCTCTACTGCAGCTCTGATACCTTCTAGGATTTCTATGTACTCTTCATGGGCATAGGCAAAGGTTTCCTGCTTTCCAAGAACTTCAGTCCCTGCCTGGCTCATCAGGTGAGCCTTCTTTGACTTGCGGAACTCCTCCAAGTACAGGCGATCGGCTTTCGCTTTTGCGTACAAGGGTGCGGTATCGATCAAATACTGAATTGCTTTGTCGGGGCTTATCTGGCTCTCCATGAATCAATCTCCAATGTTTTTCTGCTAAACGTCTGATACCCTCTGACAGAGATCCATTCCCTGCCAAGGTCAATGCTTGTTCATGGATAGGCGCTACCCTTGCTCGGATAGTCCTACCCTCTTCGCTGATCTTCTTTCGACCAGCGCCCTTTCTGGAGCCGCCACGTTGTTTCATGGCTTGAATTATATGCTACAGAATCAAATTCTTTGTAATACAAACCTTATGGTTTCGCCATCATCCTCTTGAAAAACAACCTCAAAGTCTGCTTTGTAGATGCTCCTGAAGTCGGACATTGGGGTCTTGCCTACTTGTTTCTTGTACTCATTCTGAGATAGAAACACCAATTGCTCCAGTTGGATAATCCTTGTATGGCTTGGATCACCATAAGCCCAGACTGAGTTTCTGGATGGACAAGTCGCAAAGAAGTATCCATTCGGTTTAAGTAGTCTCCAGAACTCTGAGAATTGAGCAAAGAATAGTTTGTAGTCACCCTGTTGACCAAGATGCTCCAACACCTCGTAGGCATGGATTTCGTCAAACTCTTGGTCTGGGAATGGCAGCGGAAGCTCCATCAGATCCCACACAACATCAGGTTTATGGTCCTCGTTGTAGTCCAAAGTGGTCAGGTTAGACCAATCTTTAGTGCCATCAGAGGCCAATCTTTTTCTGTGATCAGAGCCACAACCGATTAAAAGTTCTTTTTTCATTCTATTTCTACTACCTTATCGCCATTAGATTTAATGTAATTCTTTGTTTTCTGGATGTATTTCTCAAACTCAGACCTAGAAATACTTCCCTGTTGCAGATCTGCATACTCAATCAGATCTCTGATGGACTTGATTCCTTGCCCATCCAAACCCATTTGCTTTGTATCTTGGAAGCGTAAAGCGGCTTTGTGAAGACTCTCTTGAGCTTTCTCACAGATAGGTAGTACTTCAGGACCAACCCCACTTTTGCCCATCATCTCTGCTAGGTTTAAAACATCTACCAATGTTCGCCAATCACTAACAGTTCCAGATCCCTTGGTCATAGCTTCTAGTGCTGAGTACTCAAGGAGTCTGAGTTTGTCCAGCTTGTCCCTCTGGGTTACTGATGCTCCGATTATCCCGTGAGAGATCGGATCGATCAGATTCCACATCTTGCGCTTCGTTCTTTTTCTCATTGTCTCTGCCAAATATGGCATCCCATCGGTTTGCGTATTCTTGATTGCTTACATTAAATGGTCTTGGAGAACTGCCCTTACTCATTTTTTCATGCCCCTTACAAAAGAACTAAAACTCTGTGCAGTATCACCAAATGATTTCATTAAACTGAACTCATGGGCAACCTCATCTAGCGTCTGGTTGCGTACAGGACAGTTTCTGCCTTGGGTACAGTCGTAAGTGCAACAATCCATACCACTAGACTTATTTGCTCTCAATATCTGCTTTCCAAGGTTACTGTTTTGTTCAACCATGTTAAAAGCCTCGTCTTCCTCTGGAGTCCAATCAGTCATGTCTTCACCTGTAAAGATATTGGGATGTAAATGCAAGCCTTGTCTTTGCTATTAATGACATGAACTGTCGTTTTATGCTCAGACAATGGCCTTTTGCAGTTTGCACACTTTGCATCAGGATGAGATGGTTTGCAATTTAGCATCATGGTTCAAAGTCAGATGTTTGTTTGTAGTTAATCTTGTGTTCATGGAAACGCATTGCAGCTTCCATTTCAAGCTCTTTGAATTGTTTATCAGCGAACAATCCAATCACATCATGGCCTTTAAACAAAATCTGTTTAATGCCTTCGTTGTAAGTGCCATCTTCGTCTTTTTCGTACTCGTAGACTATTGTGACAAGCTCACTGCCTTCGCCTACCAATGTATTGAATTCCCAAGTATTTTCCATGTCGTTACTCCTGTTAAAAATTAAATGTTATTCCTGTTTATCAAAGTTTTCTATTAGGACTTACCCTAACATCTTGATCATTCTTAAAGCGGCTTCTGGGTTATCAATCCTTGACAATGTTCCACCACCCCAATTCTCAAAAAAGTCTGTTTGTAGCTTTGTTAATTTCTTTTTAGAGTCTGTTTTGATCTCTACCAAAAATGTGTGACCCTTGTAGCCAACTAGCAAATCAACAGGCAGACCAATAATCCAAACGTATGCACCTGCGGCTCGCAAGGCAGAGACTATTTGTTCTTGGTTAGCGTCTACCCTGGCTGCATATCTCATTTCAAGACTCTCCATGCCGTTGCAGCCACGATTGGTATTTGCCCGTTTCCAAGGCATTCAGATTGGCCCACCC